AAAGATCAATAAGAAGTTAGTGAGAGAGTATATATTAATAAAAGAAACGGATGGGCATAGGGTACTAGTTGCCCTAAGAATATCAAATTGTTTGAAATAACCATATGCACGAATACAGAGCAAAGGTAACGAAAATTATTGATGGCGACACTATTAAATGTGATATAGACTTAGGTTTCTCAACAATCCTTTCTAACCAGACCGTTCGCTTATTCGGAATAGATACGCCAGAATCCCGTACAAGAGATACAGAAGAAAAGTTTTATGGCAAATTAGCCACCAGGTTTCTCAAAGACCAATGCAAGAAAGGTTCATGTATTACTTTAAGAACTTACTTGGATAAGAAGGGAAAATATGGGAGAATTCTCGGAGAAATTATAATTGATGGGGTAAATGTTAATCAACTGATGGTCGAAGAACATATGGCAGTTGAGTATCATGGGCAATCTAAAATAGATATCCATAAGGGACATATGTTTAATCGTCAAGTGCTGAATAGAGCTGGTATCAATTATTCTTAACTTTTTCCTTGTATTGGCCGGTTCGTTATGTTATTATTCTTATGTCGGTTCGGTTTTAAGTCTTTATATTCTTTATTAACTTTAGTTTATATAGTATCCATATTGATACCCAAGTTAAATCAATCTCCCAAAGCTTTAAACCATATTTAGCTTTCTTTGCATATTTATGATGATTATTATGCCATCCTTCACCAAAGCTTAATATTGCACTCCACCAACAGTTTGTGGATAAATCATCTTTTATTTCAAAGTTTTTATATCCCCATTTATGACAAGCACTATTGACTAACCAAGTTACATGATATACCAATACTAATCGTACAAAGATTCCCCATACTACCCAAGAGATACCGCCTATTAAATAGAATAGAATTCCTAAAGCTATTTGAATATGGATAAAATATTTATCTAAGAATTGATAAAATTTGTCGCCATTGATATCTTTAGTATATGATTTTATTGATTCGGGGCTATCTGTTTTATCTTTATAGTAAAGCATCCATCCGATGTGTGACCACCAAAACCCACGACTGGCATTGTGTGGGTCATCATCTTTATCTGAAAATCGGTGATGCATCCTGTGATGAGCTACCCAGTTGATCGGGCCATTTTGACATGCTAATGTACCAAAGAATACAATAAGATAATCTAGCCATTTCGGCATAGACATTCCCTTATGTGTTAAATATCTATGATATCCAAAACATATTCCAATAGAGGCTGTTAACCAATACATTATTAACATTAATGACACAGCACACCATTCAAATGTAGCAGGATGCAGAGCTGATAAAGCACCAAGATGCAGAAAAATGAAGAATCCTATGACTGTTTTGTTGAGTTTCATTATATACTCCTTCGTGAAAAGTTCCATTGTAAAAGTGTTATAAATACTTATACAAGATATATATCTTGTTTTTGAATATATGGTGTAGATGATATTAGTATTATCTCACGATTAACTTTTATCATCTACACCTCCTCAAACTGGAGAAATAACATGGAAAAGGAAAAAATTCAAGAAGCAATGATATGGTATAAGAGAAAACTAGCCATGTCAGAAGATATAAATATAGAAGATATCACAGATGAAGATATCGAAACCGTGGAAATACTTACAGAGAAATATAAATGAGTAACCTTTCAGAAACACAACCAGATAATTTAAATCAACTTAATGTAGTTGGATTTGAAATTAATTTTTCTCGTCTTCCTGCTACAACTTATTTTTGTCAACGTATTAATGTACCTTCTGTTACGCTTGGTGAAACATACCAAGCAAATCCATTTATGAATACACCTCTTGAAGGTGACACATTATCGTTTGAGTCATTAGGTATAAGTTTTATTGTGGATGAAGATATGCAGAATTATATAGAAATATATAACTGGTTAACTGCTATAGGATTTCCGAGAGATCATACACAGTTCGCTGCATTAAAAACAGCTGAAGAATTTCCAGAAAAGACTGAAAGTTTATATTCAGATATTAATATTATGTTACATACAAATAAGTCCAATCCAAATTATAAGATTACATTTACAGATGTTTTCCCTACAGCTTTAAGTTCAGTACAATTAGATTCTACTCCCTCAACGATTGACCCCATTGTGGTTGATGCTTCCTTTAATTTTAGAGGACAGTTTGATATTGAAAAGATCGTCTAATATTCTTCCTTGTATTTCTTTATCCATTATGTTATTATACACATATGAAAATTGATGAAATAATAGAACAAATCGAAGCAGATAAAAAAATTGACCATACTCAATTAGATAACGAATCATTAAAGATTCCTGAGCAAGCAGTTAAGTACCAGCAGCTAGCTCATGATGAAGCGTTAAGGCTACGCTTTCTTGAGAAAGAATATAATGTTGCTCGTTATAATAGATGGATGTATTACATGGGTAAAGCAGACCCAGCTGTATATGTTAAAGAACCATTTGACCATAAAGTTTTAAAATCTGATGTTAATATATATCTTGATTCTGATCCTATATTAAATGAAGTGCAAGACAGACTTACAGCACAAGTAGAGAAATTAAAATTGGTAGTAGAAGCTGGAAAAGTAATGCAAAACAAAAGCTTCAATATAAAAAATGCTCTTGAACATCAAAAATTTATGGGTGGGGCATTTTAAATTATGATAACTGTTGGTAAATTAAATGAAACATTTCTGATGATTTCCTGTGAGCGACATATAGCACAAGAGCTTAACGAATTCTTTGCTTTTCAAGTCCCTGGTTTTGCGTTTATGCCACAATACCGAAATAAAATGTGGGATGGCAAAATTCGTTTATTCAATATAAAAACGCAACAGCTTTATCTAGGCCTGTATGACCATTTGATGAAGTTTGCTATGCAACGACAATATGTAGTTAAAAGTGATGTCGTTAGTATCACACCTACTTCTGGTTTATCAGATGAAAATATTGCAGATTTCTTTAAAGCACTTAATCTTCATTGTAAGAATAAGCCGATCATACCAAGAGATTATCAGATTAAGTCCTTTACGCACTGCGTAAAGAAAGAGAGGGCTCTATTGCTCTCACCAACATCTTCTGGAAAGAGTTTAGTCATTTATTCTCTGATAAGGTGGCATCAAAATTTCTTGGACAATGACAAAATATTAATACTTGTCCCTACTACAAATCTGGTGACACAGATGTATAATGATTTTCTGGATTATTCATCACATGATAAGTGGGATGGCAAGAGTCAATGTCATATGATATATTCTGGTAGAGATAAGAAAACAGATAAACAGATTGTAATTTCTACATGGCAATCTTTATATCGTCTGGGTGTTCCATTCTTTAAACAGTTTGGTATGGTAGTTGGTGATGAAGCACATTTATGTAGTGCAACATCATTGAAAGGCATACTTGAAAAGATGGTGAGTTGTAGATACCGATTTGGAACTACTGGAACATTAACTGAATCCAAGACACACCAATTTGTTCTGGAAGGATTGTTTGGTAAAGTATATAAAGCTGTAACATCTAAACAGTTGATGAAAGACAAACATATATCTGATTTGAAGATACAATGTTTGTTGATGCAGTATCCAGATGTTGAACGGGAGTTGGTTAAGAAAGCAACATATAAAGAAGAAATAGATTTTATTGTATCACATACAAAACGAAATAACTTTATATGTAATCTGGCTTTAGATCAAAAGGGTAATACGTTAATTCTATTTAATTATGTAGAGAAACATGGTAAAGTATTAAAGAAGATGATGGAGAGTAAATCTAAAGGGAGAGACATATTTTTTATAGCTGGTGAGACTGATGTTGAAGAACGTGAAAACATTCGTTCTATCACAGAGAAATGTAAAGACGCAGTTATCATAGCATCATCAGGTGTCTTATCTACCGGTGTAAATATAAAGAATCTTCAATCATTAATTTTTGCTCATCCATACAAAGCCAAGATTAGAAATTTACAATCCATTGGTAGAATATTGAGGTTGGATGATATGAACAACCAAGCAGTACTATATGATATAGTTGATGATTTACATTGGAAGAAGCGAGATAATTATGGACTTAAACATTGGAGGGAACGTGTGAAGATATATGCAGATGAAAAGTTTGATTATAATTTTAAACAAGTAACAGTATAAAAGGAGATAGGAAAGTGGGTAAGACGTATCGAAAAACCAAAACAGAAAGACAGAAAGAAAAAAATCATAAATGGAAAGCATTCAGAGTAAAACGTAAAATTATCAGGGAGCTTGAGGACTATGAAAACGAAAAGGAATTGTCCGAATTGTCAGACGAGGACATCGAAACACATAGCTGATGGAATTACTGAACATAATGATGAACAAAAGTGGTATAGTTATTATGAATGTGAAGAATGTAAACGTGTGCAGACGTTTCCAATTAAACGACCTCCACAAGCTAAAACAGAATACTCTGTTTGCTCAACAATACATACACCAATAGGAATTGATTATAATGTTTAATGAAATGATTTTACCAGTTAAAGTTTATAGAAAAACTGAAAATTCAATACCAGAGTATAAAAATTCTGGTGATGCAGGTATGGACATTCGTTCTGATGAATATAAAACGATTCGTGCCTTTAGTTGGACAACAATTGGTACTGGTCTTTATATTATTATACCATACGGGTATGAGGGACAAGTTAGATCACGTTCTGGTCTAGCTGCAAGATTTGGATTGCAAGTGTTAAATACACCTGGCACTATTGATTCTGGTTATCGTGATGAACTTAAAATCATAATGATTAATCATAATCATCATCCATACGAAGTAAAGAAGGGTGATAGAATAGCACAACTGGTTATCAAACCAATTGTAATTGCTAACATGGTTGAAATTTGTAAAGATGAACATACAGCTGAATCTGAAATGAAAAATCGAGGCGGTGGTCTTGGTTCAACTGGAGTCGAATAATGGCTAATCCAAAGCATTATGTGGACAACGAAATGTTTTTTAAAGAAATGAAGAAGTGGAAACAATGGGTGTTGGATGCAAGAGAAACAGATGACCCCGATCCACCTAGTACATCATATATGGCAGAGTGTTTTCTCAAGATATCAGAGAACTTGGCATGGAAACCTAACTTCATTAACTATACATTTCGTGATGACTTAGTGAGTGATGGTATAGAGAACTGTTTACTTTATGCCCACAATTTTAATCCAGAGAAATCTAAAAATCCATTTTCTTATTTTACACAGATTATTCATCATGCATTTGTTCGTAGAATACAGAAGGAAAAGAAACAGATGCATTTAAAATATTTGTATGTGGAAAGGTCTGGTGTTTTACAACAAGTGAGTGCAGCTGGTGAAGATGATCAAAAACAAGTTACTTCATATATAGAATACCTGCATACACATGAGAAGTATGCTGAGTCACCATACAAATCACAAAAGAAAAAAAATAAGATTAGAGGTGTTGAGAGATTTATGAAATGAAATTTTTATATCCCTTAGCAAAGAGATTTATTGCTGGACATGATTTTGATTCAGCCATACCTGTAATCAGTAAACTCATTACTGATGGTTATGATATAACGATTGACTATCTAGGTGAGATTAGTAAGACTGATGTGGATTGTAATAAAGCTTTAAAACAGTATGCTGATATAATTAAATATTATGCGTCGGTTAACTATCCATTAGACATATCTATTAAACCAACACAATTAGGATTGTTATTAAATAAAGATAGGTGTTATGCACGATTGAGTGATATTGTGCATAGAGCATATCTTCATGGCATGACAGTACGTTTGGATATGGAAGATTCATCTGTTACACAAGGTACGATTGACTTAGCTATAAAGTTAAGAAAACAATTTCCGAATATTGGAATAGCTCTACAATCAAATCTACATAGAACAGAAAAAGATTTATCTCTTATGATGGATAAAGAAATATCTGTTAGATTGGTGAAGGGTGCTTATAAAGAACATATTACAAAAGCATATCAAGACAAATTTCTTGGAGAAAATACAATACATGATATATTTGTAAAGAATGCTTTACGTTTGTTATCAAACAGATGTAGGTCTTATCAATATCTTAAAAATGATTCAGCACCAATTCCAGCTATTGGTACACATGATGAAGAACTGATAAATGATATACTTAGTTGTTTAAATAGATTTATTGTTGGGCATGATAATGTGAAAAAGAATGATTTGTTTATAGAGATGTTATACGGGATACGCCGTGATCTAAGTTCTTCCTTGTTAAAGCAAGGTTATTGTGTTAGGATATATGTTCCATTTGGTGAAGATTGGCTTCCATACACTTTACGAAGATTGCGTGAGTTTAAAAATTTAAAGTTTATAATTTCTAATATCGTAAAGGAGATGGTAAGTGTCAAATGATTATAACATATTAATGTTTCAAGAATGTCCAAAGTGCAAAGAGTATGAACCAGATTATGTATTTACAGATTGTAGTTTTG